CCCAGGTATAGGACGCCTGCAGCTGGCTTTGACCGTTTTCCAGCGTCGTCGCACGCACCGACAGCGCCTGCGTCGCTTCGGCCATGCCGGCAGCACTCACGGACCAGGATGACGGCCCTGTCTGCCCAGGAGCCGCCTTCTCAAGCATGGGCTGCGTAATCCATGAGAAGGGCGAATCGCCGTTCGCGCCCTCCGTCCACCAGCGCTGAATCACGGTAACGGTGCCTTCGGGCAGGCCGTTGGGGAAACGCGCATGCACACGTGCCCACTGCCCGAGCAGCTTGCCGCCAAACGCCCGCGACACCGGCGAACTGACGAAATCGATGACGCGTCCTGTCACATCCAATGCAATCAGCTGCAGGTACGAATAGCAGCGGTGGCTCGCCAGATATGCCGAGGCGATCCAGTTCTCCCCAGCGATCACCACTGGCCTTGCATCATGGTCCAGCGCAACGCCCCCGCTGGGCGTGCCCCCGACGCTGAAGCCCGCTTGGGCGCCACCGACAGGTGTCCAGTCAAGCCCTGCGAAGTTCTTTTGCAAAGTCGCCTGCCACGGATTGACCGCGAACTGCCAGCCGGACGTACCCATCCCTAAATCAGCATTTCGCAGCGAATTCACACCTCCGGACTGCGATGCACGCACCTGGTTGATCAGCTGGCTGCTGGCATCAACAACCCCGTCCAGCTCGATCACCTCGCTGCGCAGCTGCTGCAGGGCGTCGGACGAGGCCTTTCCTTCCAAGGCCGCATTGGTCGTATTGATCCGCTCGCCCAGAGCCTGATCGCGAGCGACGCTAGCTCGCTCGACGGCCGTAACGCTGGCCGTGCTCGCCTTGTCGCCCAAGGCCGCATTGGTGCTGTCGAGGCGCTGGCCCAAGGCCGAGTCAGCATCGGCGCGTGCCTGCTGCTCGCTGGCCACCTGTGCAGATGTGGCCAGCGTGCCAGCACCCGCCGGCATCCGCACAACCACGGCATCCACGCGGCTGACCTCAGCCTCAATGTCGCTGGCGTTCTTGGTGGACATGCTGATGGCCGCCGCGAGCGCATCGCCCACCGAGGTGTAATCGCCGATGGCCTCCCACACCGCCGGGTCAGTGCCCGGCTCCACGTCCACGTTCTCGGCCAGCGACCGATACAGCGTCCCAGCGCGGCGCACGAAATCACCCGCCGGGTAGGTCGTACCAGCCGCCCATTCGTCAGCGCCGACAATGTCCTCCAGGATGCCGTTGAGCGCGGCGACCTGCTCGTCGGTGTACTGACGTGCCTTGCCCACAGCCTCGTTGATCGCAGCCAGATCGCCGGCCAGTCGATCGATGATCTCCTGCCCCACCCGCTGATTGGCCCGCTCCGCCTCTTCCCAAGTCTCCTGCATCTGCTCGCCGAGGTTGTTCCCCAGCGTCCGGGACAGCACCCGCATTCCCGTGGACAGCGCGCCGCTAGTGTTCCGCGATCGGCAAGCGAACGTCCATTCACCCGAGCTCGGCAGCACCGCCTCAAAGGCAGCAGCGTGATAGCCGGTATCGCCCAGAGGCGTCATCTGGTCCCAGGCCGGCGAAGCGATCAGGCCTGGCATGTAGCGGATCTCTACGCCGGCAAAGTCAGCCGATTGAATGGTGTCACTGAGGAATCCCCACGTGTAACGGCGCACGCCGCCGCTCAGCTCCTCCACGTCGAACAGGTCCACCAGCACCGGCGGCACGTCTGCACCGATGGTGTTGTAGATCAGGCTGACCGCAACACCCGCCAGTCCGTCGGGGCTGTACGGCCGCACGGTAACTGGATAAGTGCCTGCTGCAGGGATGCGCCAGCTGGCCGAACGGGTTACGGTGCGCGCGACTTCCTCCAAAGCGGCGTTGCCGTCGAGGTCGCTCAGCACCACGATGTCTCCGACCGGGCCAGAGATGTCGAACGATGCCTGCAGCTCGGTGTAAACCGTATCGCCCTGCACCACCTGTCGTTCGGTCATCTTCAGGTTGCTGGCGACTGGCCGCGTCTGCAGCTGCGAGCCATTGGCGGGGGGAATGTACTCACCGGTTTTGACGTAGTGCCAGAACTCCTGACTCTCGGGCACCACATCCACAGCGGCGCCCTTCAGATCGCTTTCCGGCCGTATGCCGACCACTCGCACGCGGTAGCCCGGGGTCTGCTTGAAGTCGTAAATCCAGATAGTGTCCCAGGCCGGATTGGCATTGCTGTTGCCCGGCAGCTCGGCATCGGTCGGCCACGGGTCGGCCAGCTGCAGCTGATCGCTTTCGCCGGTGAATGGCACCACCTTCATCACGCGGTACACACGTTCACCCGGGATGCGCAGGCCGATATAGGCGCTGCCCTGCGCGGGCGCAGGCACCGGCACGTCAAGCTGCAGCGTCACGGCTCGCCCCGGCCCCATCGATGCGGACAGCACCTGGCCGCCGAAGCCCCATTGCGTCAGATCGTGCTGAAGCGCCAGCACCGACATGCGGCCATAGGACATGTGCTCGATATCGGTGCTGTAGGTGATCGCCTTGTACTGATACAGGCTCTGCGCCAGGTGCCAGCGCGCCAGCAGTGCCGCGTGTGCCTCACTGGTGACGCCCTCGCCGGACACCTGTGCCGGATTGAGCATGGTCGTCACGCCCGGTGCTGGCACGCGCAGCGTCTTGGCCTCCCACGTGGTGCGGTCGAGATAGCTGTACTCGATGCCATCGGCGGCGCTGGCCAGGGTGTAGTCGACCTGGAACTGCCCCTTCTTGATGGTGGCCATGTTGACCACGCCCGACAGCGGCTGTTCGTCAGCTGCCCACACAACGGCCAGGCGGCCGCGGGGCCAAGCGATCTGGCCGAAACCGGCCAGCGCGATAGCGTCGAGCACGCCCTGATGGCTGCGCACATCAGTCAACCAATGGTCGTACGTCAGGTCGTTCGCAGCGCAGTGCAGTGTGAAGGCCTTCAGAGCCTCGACATCGATCTGACGGTCGGGCAACCCCATCCCGGCAATGCGCTTGCCGGTGGGATCAGTGAAGCCTCGGGCATAGGCAAGGATCTGCGCACCTGGATTGTTGCTGGACTCGGTCACCCAGCCGATGGCATCGCCCTTCCACACCGGGATCGGAGCCGAGTGCGCCACACAGCGGATCTCATCAGGCGCACCGTTGAGCTGGCCCGAGGCCCGCATACGAATGCCGATGCGCGAAATGCCCGGGTATCCCGGCGGCTCCCGTCGAACGCTGGTCAGCGTGGTCCAGGTAAAGTTGGCCTGGGCGCCGCTGCCATCGGTGTTCTGACCGGCCACTCGCACGCGCACGTCGTACTGCCCCTCGGGCACATCCAAGGTGTAGCTGCGCTTCTGGGTCTTCTGGGTGCGGCCAGAGACGCTGTAGCTGCCGAAGTTCAGCCAGTTGCCGGTGCCGACGGCCCGGTACTGAACCTGAAGCTGCTCCCGGTTGTCCTTTTCCTTTCCCTTCGACGTCACGTCCCAGATCTGAAACTCGACGCCCACCACCAGGCGGATCGTCCGCTCACTGCCGGTACGCTGCACCCATTGCCCCGGCCGATTCTTGGGATCGCTACTGGTGTCGAGCAACCGGCCACCCTCGACCACAGCCACGTTGCTGTAGATCGGAATGTCCTGGTCGGGCATGCCAGAGAAGCCGTTGTACCAGACCTGCACCCCTTCGAAGCTCGAGAGCAACGCGTCCCCGTTGTAGAGCTCTTCCACTCTGGCAACGTTGATGCCGGGAGTCAGCAGCAGCGAGACAAACTGCTGGTCACCTTCGTAGTTCGTGTAGGGCAGGCTCGCCACGTCCGGGGCGATGCGCATCGACCCGAACAGCAGGCCCAGCGGCTCGTAGGGCCGCGGGCGGTTGCGTGGCGCGGACAGAGCGAAGGTGCTTTCGGCGGGCGCGGCGGCGCCGGGCTGCTTGGGCTGCAGTACCTTGTTGATCAACAGACTGCCGGCCAGGTATACGCCCGCACGTGCTGCCGCCAGACCAGCGCCGGACAAGCCCGCCTTCGCCAGCCAGCCCGCCAGCATCGGCGCCTGGAACGCAAAGTAGGTCAGCGCGACCATGGCGACCAGGCGAACTGCGCTCTTGCCCACTGCCCCACGGACCTCAATGATCTGTCCATGCGTGGGATAGACGTGGCTCCAGAGGTGACGATCGACAGGACGACCGCCGATTGTTACCAGCCACGCCTGCCCGTCGAGCCCTTCTACGTGGCGCATCAAGAACGCATACAGAGACTCGCCCGGACGCAGGTCCACCGGCGCATTGCGCTGACCGTCCAGCAGCACCGGGTGGGGAGTGACGATCAAGCGACCGGCGGGGACAGGGGCGTCCATCAGACCCATGAGTAAAAGCCCTCGATTCGAAGCCCGAAGCCGGGCAGTTCACGCACGCGGTGCAGCACGCTGCAGCCGTTGCGCTCGTTGCTGTGGAGTACCCAGCCTTCATGGGCCAGGAAAAAGAAAACCCCGGCATGGCCGGGGTTTCGGTGGCCCTGATCGAACATCAGGACAAGGTCGCCGTCTTCAGGGGGGCCGTCTCGCCGATGCCCGTATGGCCGCGACAGGGTTCCCAGCTCGGCCGCACCCTGAGCACCGCGAGGGCGACGCCCAGGCAGCGTGATCAGTCGTCCGAACAGTTGCAGCTGCACCAGCACCACCAGGTCGGCGCAGTCGAAGCAATTGGCGTCGTAGGGGACGCCCACGAACTTCTCCACATCCGCCAAGCGCATTAGAAGATCCCCGGCAGGGTGAACGGGTTGGCACGCAGCAGCACCGCCTGCTGACGGGTCAGGTAGTCGACGCCGCATTGCCCCGTCGCTGTCTGGCTGTTCACCGACACCTGTGCCATCGGAAGGTCGTAATCCGCCTCAATGACGTTGGGGTCTGCGCGATCGGTGATGATCAGCCGTGCGTTCACGATCTCGCCGGGCAACAGTCCTTCCAGGTCCTCCGTGATGTTTCGGCCGACGTTGTCCAGCACCAGCTGGAGGCGCGGAGCCTGGCCGCTCACGTCCTCCGGCAGCTTGAAGCCAAAGGGGTAGCCCACGTATACCAGACCCCGGCTTGTCCAATCGACCGTGTCGTTGGCAATGCGCAGAACATCTTGGAACGACGGCGCGCTGATCTCGATCAGGGCCAACGCGCTATCGGTGTCTGTCGTGCGCTGACGGCGCTCGGTGAACGTACTCATCGAAGGTACTCCACGACCGCATCCAGCCTGAAGTCACCGGGGAGCTTCTCGTCAGGTACAAGATCACCAATGGCGCCATTTTCGAACCGTGCCTTGATCACCATCCCTGTATATGGATGCACCATCTCAAACCACCCGATTCGCTTGATCGCGTCGAAGTACCACGCATCGAAAGTCTTGGCGTCGTCAATGTTCGCGAAGTAGAAATTCATGGATTGCTTGACGAGCACCTGGCTGTTCAGAAGTCGCTGCCGCGGAACTCCCCGCTCCATCTCCGTTCTCTCGACCGAGGGATCGAACGAACGCTTCTGCCCATCGAAAGTGATCCTGGCAACAGCTGGCAGAGTTTCCATCAGATCGCATCTCCCAAACCGAAGCGGTCCTTGATTGCCGAGTACGTTGAACCTGTGCCGCCAGCGATACGCCCGCCAATTGCCTGGTCCAGCTGGCCAAGCAGCACCTCGATTTCGAGACCGCCATTCCCGGTACGCGATGCGCTGGCCGTCGTGCCAGCCGGCGCGTTCATCACCCTCACATTCACCGCCCCGGGTGCATGCGCGCTCGCGGCGCCGCGGCCGGCTACCACGCCGCCCTCTGCATAGCCACGCAGCCCGCGACGCATGGCCTCGACCACACCCAGCCCCCCCGCCCGTGCAATGTCGGCCTGCGACCAGACAACCTCGCCTTTGTGCACAACGCCAGCTGGTTCGTACATTCCTCCATCACCGGTGTAGCCTCCGGACGAGAAGCCCCACGAGCCGGAGAACAGGCTTCCCACGTTCCCGGTGTGGCCACTGCCTCCGCCAAAGCCGTTCGCGATACCCATGACCGCCTGCCGCAATGCGATCTTGGCCAGATCAGCCAGGATGGAGCGGGTCATGTCTGAGAAGCTGACCTTCCCGCTCTGCGTGAACTTCACCCACACATCTTCGAGTCCGCTGAACACCGATCCGACAACACCGCCCATCTGCTGCGCAGCGTTGGCGGCCTGCTGGCGGTAGTTCTCCCACGCGCTGGCAGCCCCCAGCAACCAGTTGCCCTCGGCGGACTGGAGCTCTGCATACCCATCACGGATGGCCTGCACGCGATCCAGCGTCTTGGCCAGCAGGATCGCCTTCTCTTCGTCGAAGGTGGAATCGTCGATCTGATCCGCATTCCGCTGAAGAGTGAGCTGCCGGAGCTTCTCAGCCTGATCGTCGTACGCATCGTTGATGCGCTGCTGGATCTCATACTCGCGATCGCCCATGCCGACCTGGGCAACGCGTGTTTCCAGGTGGCGCCGGAGTGCGACGTTGCTGGCCTCGAGGGCGGCCGTGTAAGCGTCGATCACACCCTTGCGGGTCTTCGTCGCCCGCTCTTCCTCCGTAGCCAGCACCTGCAGCTTTGCCGTCCCCTCAGTCCGGACCTTCACCAGCTTTGCTTCGAGCTCTCCCAGCTGGCGCTTGACGGTGATTCCTTCCTTGCCAGCTGCGTTCTGCGCGCGCAGGAATGAGATCTGCCCCTCCAGAGAACGGGCATCGGCATCAGTGCCCGCCTGGGTCAGCTCCCGCATGCGGCTGTAGTACGCCTCGGCAGTGATCTGCCGCGCGGCATACTGTGCGCGAAGCGTCTGGGTACTGGCAGTAATGGACGCCTGCTCCTGCACCAGATCGTCCTTATACCCTTGCAGAGCTGCGCCGCGTGCCGCGGATCCGTTGCCTGACTTCGTCTTTTCCTTGTACTTCTTCTCGATCGCCTCGACCGCCGCAGCGCGACGACCTTCGATCTTCTCGACCTCTGCGGTCAGGCCGGCAGCCTCGGCCTTCCTGCGAGCGATCTCGGCTTCACCATTGACCCGGCCAATCTCAGCACGCTTCTTATCGAGCTTTGACTCTTGTTTATCGATGATTCCGTCCATCTCTGAAACGAAGTCCAGAGAAGCAGCCTGCGCCGCCTTCAGCTCAGCATCCTTTCGCTCCTGCGAAATATCAGCTGCTATCTCTTTGATCTGCTTCGCCCGGGTCTGAATTCGCTGCTGGTATTGAAATACCCATGCGGAACTCATGCCGTCCGCGACGCCCTTGTTCATAGTTGCAACGTCACGCTGGTTAGCGAGCAACAGTTGCTGCATCTGCGCGGCCTGTGGGCCAGCACCGGCACTTGCTTGCATGGCGCCCCACGCCCTTGTCGCTTCGCTCCAGATGGTCCGCCAACCTCGAATGACGGGATTCTGACTAGCACGAACCCTGGCCAGCGCCATTTCCGTCTCACCCGCGGATGCGCGCGTGATTACCGTAGCCGCATCCTGATTGCGTCCCTGCTCCTGCAGCGCTTTAACCTGCTCGTAAAGCGCCACGGTCATGAAGTCGATCTTCTCGTTCAACTTCGCGGCATTCTTCACCGGATCCTCTGCCAATTTGGCGTACAGGGACACTGTCTCCTCGATGGATTGGCCGGTTATCTCCTTCATAGCGACGGCTGCATTGGCGACTGCCTGCATGTTTCGCTCAGCAATTCGGCCATTGGAACCAATCGCCAGCGCTGCCTCTTCGCCCGCGCCTGCAGATACCTGCATCGCCTCGCTCGTGTGCTGTGCCAGCGTCACCAATGTCAGTGTGGTGGCCGCCGCCTCATTTCGAGACAGGACCAGTGCCTTCGTGTATGCCTCCTGCTGCTTTTCAGCGTCATACCAGGCATAGACGAGCACGCCAACAGCCGCGGCAGCGACCGTGTACGGGTTCACCATGCCCAACAAGGCCGACGACACACCCTTCAGCGCCGGCTCCACACCGCCGAAGCTGTCCTTGATCTGGCCACCTTGCTGCACCAGCACGGTGAAGAAGGGCATGCCGCCCTGCAGGCTGGTGAAGATGTCGGTGAACTGCGCCGGCAGCTGACGCATGGCCTGTGCCGTCTGGCCGGCAGAGATCCCGAGGTCCGAAATCGGGTTCTTCGCCGGCAACGGCCGGCTGGCCTCGCCGCGCACTTCGCGCAGCTGCCTGGTCAGCATGCCCAGGCCTTGCCGAATGTCGGCCAGGTCGGCGCTGATACGTACACGCAGGTTGGCAGAGGGCTCAGCCATTTTTGGGTACCTCCTTCGGGGGTTGAGCCGGAGCGGTGCCGGTCATCAGGTTCTGGAACTGCTGCCAGCCGGCTGCATCGGCGCCGAATGCGACGCGGACGGCCAGTGCGAGCTCGGCCAGTCGCTGCCGGTCATCCCTGGCCGCAGCGGCGGTAAAGGCCCGCAGCTGCGCCAGGGTGTAGCCGAGTACTTCGCGCCGGCGGTGCCCGCGTGCGATCAGATACTGGGCGAGGTCGGCGGCGCCGACGGGCTGACCGTCGCCCTGATCGCCTCCACCATGCGCCTCAGTCGTAGGGCAAAAAAATCACGATTGAGGCCCGCCACCGCCTCGAGCAGCTGTGCGACTTCTTCCAGTGACCCAGCAGCAATCCACTGCGGATCGCGCCCGACCACCACGGCCAAGGCAGTGGCGATCTCGGTGTTGTCCTGTTCGAGCAGGTCCAGCACCAGCGCTCCGACGTCGACAGCCGACGAGCCCTCGGGCAGGCCAGCAATCATCGCGATACGCCCGATCGTGGAACGGCTGGCGGTTATGAATGGCCCCAGCTGCTCGAGCCGCAACGGCCCCACTACCAGCACCTCACCGCGGAATGATACTGAGCGAGTGGGCGGGGTGATGGCGTCCATGTCCTGCACCGTCACTTCTCCTGCTGCCAGTAGAAGTAGGCCGATTTGTCGCTGCCAGTGGCCTTGGCGGCGTCCTTCAGCAACTTGCCCGGCACGCTACCCTGGCCGAACTCGTTTCCGATGAGCCCCATGCTTTCGATGACGCCGCCGGACACCTTGTGGCACACCAAGCGTACGGCCTTGCCGCTGCGTGCTTCGTTGGCGCCGTAGAACTGAACTTCGTAGAACTTCTGGCTGGTAACTGCGGCTTCGACGTGGCCGAGAGCCGCGTTCTTGTACGAAACCTTGACGTTCGGGCTACCGTCGGGGTCGGCGGCTGGGATTGAGGTCCCGACCGGGATGAACAGCATCCCGCGCTCCAGGCGGTAGTCCTTGCCCGCCTCATACGTGGCGGTACCCGTCATCGGCTTGACCGAGGTGATCTCGGCAGCAATGCGCGCCAAGGGTGCATATGCGCCTACCGATACGCGCACTGCCTCGTCAGCAACGGTGCCGGCAGCGATGTCGGAGGCCTTGCCGCGGGTGGCGCGCGCGAAGTTTGCCGGGCTGAAGTCGTGGAAGGTGTAGTTGAGATTCCACCCGGTGACACGGTCGACACTATTGGCCGTTCCGCCACCCGGGTTCTGGTTGTCGGCCAGCTCGATGGTGTTGGTCTGCGCCGAGGTGCTGAACGCGGATACGTTGCCGATTTCTTCGAACGGCAAGCCGCTGTTCCACTCACGGATGAGGACGATGCCGCTGCCCAGGTAGCTGTAATCTTCGGCCATGATGGCTCTCCAGTTGGGTTGCCGCGGTGCGGCGGGTTACTTCTTGGGGATGTGGGACTGGTAGGTGATCAGCACGCCGACCCAGCCGGCGCTAGCCTTCTCCGGCATCAGCGGCTCCATGCCGACGTAGACCGGCACCTGGATGCCGTCAGGGAAGTTGCGGGCCACCTCGCGGCTGTCTATGGCCGCCTCGATGTCGGTCACCAGGTCATCCAGCCTCTGCTGGTATCCATCGGTGTGTGCGGGCACCTTGGCGATGACGCTGACCGTGGTCAGACGGTGCGTGCTGGCCTTTGAGGGGCTCTCCGGCCGCTGCTGCTTCTCGATCAAGGCCGTCAGCACAGCCTGGGTATCCTGATCGCCGGGCTTCGGCTCCAGCGTCCACCCGGCACCGGCGTCAGTCAGGTAGCCGTTCTCGACGCTGATCAGTTGAAGCGTCTTCTCCATGGCCAGCAGCAGCTGACGCCGCGGGCTGGGGCTTGGCTCAGGCACGGGTAACCTCCCACTGCTCGGTGGATTCATCGCCACGGATCTTCTGGAACAGCTTCAGCCGGCGGCCGGTTGCGTCGATACGCACCACACCACCATCTTTCGGGGTGATCTCGGCCAGCTGGAGCGTGACCCGGTCAATGGTGGTCGCGATGGGCGCTACGTCATCAGGTGTGAACTGCTCGACGGCCTCGTCCAGCAGCACGGTGCACGGCACCTCTGCCGTGCCGCCCGGTTCCTTGTAGTGGGCAGCATCGGCGACGCCTGCTGCGGCGAAGGCACTGAACGCGATTGCGTCGACGACCTGCATGAATGCTTTCTGGTTCAAGGCATTGGCCTCGCGGTTTCCATGGCCTTCTCCAGCTCGCGCTTCAGGAAGAACGGCATCAACCGCTTCCAGGTGTCCTCGGCCATGCCGAAGATGTCGTAGCGCGGCGTGTAGGCGGCGGTGTTGGTAAAGATGAAGATGGATCGGACGCCCGATCCGCGCCCGATCCGCTCGTAAATGCCTGGGCGCAGTGCACCGCGGCGCTTGGTGATCACGAAGTACTCGCCATCACGGTTGTTGCCTTTGCCCCGTCGCCGCTTCCGGCTGACGTTGGTCTGGTTCTGGTATCGGTCCCGCTGCGCTCCCAGCTGCGACAGGATCTTGGTCACCTGGCCTGCAGGCACATTGCCGAACTGGTTGGCCTGAGCACCACGCCCCATCACCGCAAACTGCGTTGGCGACAGCAGACCCCGGCTCTGCAGCAGGCGTTCGAAGCCCTTGCGTCGCCGTTGGCCTCCATCCACCTCTGCCAGCAGGTATTTGGCCGGCGGCGTGCCCTTGAAGGCTTCGTCGCGGATGAAGATCTCGGCGTACGGCTGGTCCTTGGTGGCCTTGCGGTACATGGCCGCGTTGACCGTGAGCGGCGTTGGGCGGTCGAACACTTTCGGCGCCTGGCGCTTCCAGCGCTCACGGATCTCATATGCCACCTTGTTGGCGGCCTGCGACGCGGCGAACGGCAGCTGCGATTGCTCCAGCTCGGTCAGCTGTCGCCCGAAGGCGTTGCCGGGGTCGACCCCGATCCTGATCTGGGCCATACACCCTCCTGCCCGGCCCGCCGAAGCGGGCCAGGCACTGCTTGCTTACTTCGAGCCGGCCTTCAGGCGGATCACCGCGTCCGGTCGGGTGTTGATGTTCAGCGGGTTGGACTGGCTTTCCAGCTGGATGCCCTTGTTCATGCGCATCGGGGCGGTCTTGGTGTAGTACGGCAGGCCGATGCCGCGCACCGTTTCCAGGTAGTCCGCCGGCGCAAAGCGGGTCAGGAACATGTCCGGCACACCCAGCGGGAACGCGATGGCTTCGCCGTCGGCCAAAGCCAGGTCGCCGCCGGTGTTGCCCTGCAGCTCTTCGAAGGTGATATCGCCGAACACGAAGCCCTTACGGACGTCATCGCGCAGCGCAGCACCGTCCTGCCAGCGCTCGTAGGCCTTCTGCACGTCCGGGTGGTCGGTCAGGGCATCGAAGAAGCCGGCGCTGCAGAACACATGGATGCCGGTGTACGGGATGCCGCCCAGCTTTTCCTCGATCGCGCGCTTGATGGCCATGCACTTGGCGCGGACCTTGGTGGCGTCCTTGTTCAGCTCCATGCCGATGACGGCCTGGTCGACACCGAATTCTTCATAGAAGTCGATGATCACCGAGCCGTCGGCATCGAGCATCTTTCCCTGCAGCGCGCCCATGCGGTGATACTCGATGGTGAAGTCCAAGTCACGCTTGTGCACCGCCTGCAGCGCGTTGACCACGGCGGCAACGTTGTTGCCTTCCGGGTCGGCCGGGTCATAGACGCCCAGCAGCTGGTCAGCCATGACCGTCGAGTTCTGCGGCAGGTGAGTGGTTTCCAGCAGCTTCACCTTGCCACGCTCCAGGCCCTTGGGCTGGCCGGGGGCACCGCGCGGCACGTTCGGCACCAGCACCAGCTTGGTGCCGTTGATGCCCACCTTGACGATGGTGGTGCCGACCAGGCCCTGCTCCTGGAACAGGCCCATGTCGGCAAGGCGGGTGGAGATGCGCGGCAGGTTGTTGATGTAGGCGTTCAGGGCATCGAAGCTCAGCACGCCCAGCGCCAGAAGGGTCTGCAGATCCATGGTGGTTGTTCTCTCGATAGGGGATACGAAAAGGCCCCGCCGAAGCGGGGCCAAGGGTCTATGGTTGAAAGGTGGGTGCTGGGCGATCAGCCGCCGGAGGCAGCGGCGATGGTGATGGTGTCGCTGATGGCTTCGTCCAGGTCGGTGGCGGTCACCTTGAGGGTGTAGTCACCGGCGGCGCTCAGCGTCGCGGCATCCCAGGTGATGACGCCACCAACGGCAGCCTTCGCACCGCCGCCGGCCAGGTTGCCGGTACCGGTGGCCTTGGCCAGGGTGGCGCTGACGGTGCTGCCAGTGACCAGCGCGCCGAAGACGTCCTTGACATGTGCCACGATCGGGCCCAGCGCAACGCCGGCGGTGCCGGTCAGCGGTGCGGACACAAACACCAGGTGATCGGCGGCGTTCGACGCGATCGGCTGCTGGGTCCAGCGGGTGATGATGCCGGACTCGGCCAGGCTCAACGCGGCCAGCAGCTTCTGGTCAGCGGTGACACCGCTAGCCCACACCAGCTTTTCACCGAACACTTCGGCATCGCGCGCGATCGCGACGCCCTTGACGGCCAGCGCCGCGGAATCGGTGCCGGTATCGATCGGGCCGTACAGCACCTTCACTGCGTCGGTGCCGTTGGCTGCGACGGTGTTGTCCGCCTTGAGCAGGGTGCCAGCGGACAGCATGCCCTGCCCGGCCGGCAGACGGATCAGTTCGCGGCTGCGCTCGCCGCCCGCTTCGGACAGCAGGAATTCGCCGGTACGGGTGCCGGCCAGGGAGATTTCCATCGTCAGTTACCTCGTTGCTTGTAGATGTGATTGGGATTCAGCTTCGCCTTGTTGTCGGCGGCGCGTTGATCGGCCATGGAAGCCGGGTGTGCGGTGACGACCTGGGTGCTGCGGCCTTCCTCCGCCTTCATCGACAGCAGCTGTGCACGCACCGTGTCGAGGTCGGTGTTCTTCTCGATGAAGCTGGCTGCGAGGGTGTCATCGCCGCGCAGCGCCGCAGCACAGGCGTCCTGCACAGCGGTCGCGTATTCAATGGCGCTGGCAGCCGGCTCGCCCTCTTGCAGTGGGCGCCGCAAGAGGGCGACCGCGAGTGCCGGCGGCAGCTCACTGGATGCGATTGCTGCTGCCAATGCTGCTGCCGGGTTCTCCACCACTGCTGCTGCCGGTGCAGTGGCCGCCGCGGGCACCGGAGGCGCTGCAGCTGCCTCCGGCTCGTCGTCCGGGTCGGGATTGCCCGACGAGGGCAGCGGCGCTGCTTCGGCGGCACCGAGGTGCGCGATCAGGTCGTGCCAGGTGCCGAGCCGGGTAGCGAAGCCCACTGCCACGGCGGCCTGGCCGCGGTAGCAGGCCGCCTCGGTGGCGCGCACGGCCTCAGCCTCCATGCCGAGATTCCGCGCTACGGTGTCCACAAACATCGTGCGCATGTCCTCCAGATCGGCCATGGCCTCAGCGTGCGCTTCCTCGCTGAGCGGGAAGTTCGGGTTGAAGTCGACCTTGCGGGCGCCGGCGAACAGCGGCGTCACCTTCAGGCCAATCTGGGCGTTGTTGCCGCTCCAGTCCTGGTGGAAGCGCACCACGCCGACCGATCCGACGCCGCCGGTACGGCTGATCCAGATCTCATCGCACGCCGAGCCGAGCGCGAAGCCGGCCGAGTACGCATGGTCATCAACCAACGCGTACAACGGCTTTCGGCCGCGCGCCTCGAAGATGTGATCGACCAGGTCGAAGCAGCCCGATGCCATACCACCCGGCGTATCCAGCCGCAGGATGATTGACGTCACCGCGTCGTCGTTGAGCAGTTCATCGAAGGTATCGCGCACCGCGGCATAGCTCACCGGCCCGGGACCGCTGGCGCCGGGCATCGGCCGGTTCACCATTGCCCCGGACAGGTTGATCACACCGATCAGGTTCTGTGCAACGCCTACCGGCTGGCCGTCGGAGCCGGACACTTCGAAGCGGTCGGCCTTCAGCACGCTGTCGTCGCTGGTGACCTTCCCTTCCAGATAGCCGCCCACCAGTGCTTCGCCGATGGCCGGCTGCACCAGCAGGGGCTGATTGAGGACCGCGGCAGCGAGCGAGGCCACCACGGGCGCACGGCTACCGCGACCCAGCATTCGGGCCAACAGGCCAGGCTTACTCGTCATCGTCATTCCTTTCGTCGTTGTTGACGCCAGGGGCGCCGGGTTCGTCGTCCTGCCGGGCACCGGAGGCGTTCGTTCGCCTCGGGTCGCTGTCGTAGCGAAGTCCGGCAGCATCTGCGCGCTCGTTGTCCAGCGCCTGCTCGGCGTCGACCTGTTCGGGGTCCTCGCCGGCGCTCAGCACCACCTTGCTGCGCGACTTGAAGCCCGCCCGCACCGCCTTGAGTTCGGAGGTCACGTCCTGCACCGGGTGGCTCCAGGGCCAGCCCTCGGGCACCCACAGGGTTTCGGTCACGTCATCGCGCAGAGCCGCATAGCGCGGCACCTTCAGCAGACCCGAAAGCACGGCCTGGTCGATAAAGGCGTCTCGCACGCGCTGACAGAACATGGGGATCATGAAGAGCCACTGGTCCTGCTCAATCACCCGGCGGAACTCGTTGAGGATCAGGCGCAGCGCGCGGTCGGATACATTGCGCAGGTCGCCGGTGAGCACCTCGTAGGGCACGTCCTGACTGGCACAGATCGCCAGCAGGTGACCGCGCAGGAACTCTGCATAGTCCGAGCCGGCGCTGGGCGGGTCGGCGAACTCGATTTTTCGACCCGGTGGCAATTCCTGCAGGGTGCCGGGTTCAAGGCCACCCACGGCCGTTCCGTCCGCATCCTCACCGGTGATCAGGTCTCCGATGGCATCACCCTCTTCCCCATCCGCGTTGGCGTCGGTGGTGATGAATCCCGCAAACAGGTTGGCCAGCGCCTGCCGTTCCAGCACCGCGTCATCCAGTCGGTCGAGATTGAACATGCGCAGCAGGGCTGGCGCCGAGCCCGGCACGCCCCGCATCGCACCCGCGCGGTTCGGCCGGTACAGGTGCAGCACCTGCTCCGCCGGCACGCGCACCAGCTCGTTGCCGTTGACCGTCAGCTGCAGGTCGCCGGGGTGCTCCCGGTACATCCAGTAGGCCACGCGGCGACCGATGCTATCGACCTCGATGCCCTGCCGAATCACGTTGCCGTTGCTGGCCAGGCCGTTGTAGTGCTGCGGGCACTGCTCCGATTCGATCAGCTGCACCTGCAGTGGCACCGGCAAGCCGTCCTCGGGCCGTCGGTACCGGAGGCGGGCGAACACCTCACCGGCCTCCTTCCACTCGCGCCAGGCAAGCGCCTGCAGGCCTTCCCACACCAGCACGCCATCGGCGTCAGCGTACTTGCCCCAGCGGGTCCACAGCTTGGTGAGCTTCTTCTTGTGGTCCTTCGTACCCCAGATGGGCTTGGCCTGGATGCCGGTGGCGATGCCATTGGACACGCTCTTGTTGAGCGCGCTGACCATCCAAGGGTCATTCCGGGCCAAGTGCCGGGCACGCGCCAGCAGCGTCGGCAGGCCCAGCAGCGAGGCGTTGGGTCCGAGCGAGGTCGGCCGGAATGTGCGAAGGCGGCGGCCGTTGCCGGCGGCGCGGTAGCTGCTCTCGGCGGTATCAGACATTGCCGGTCCCCGATTGGTAGAGGCGCACGATGCGGCGGCGCCGCGGTGCACCTGCGGCCTGGCCCAGCTCGTCGCGCATCTGCTTCAGCAGGCGGCGCATCTCCACCAGGCTCTGGTAGGTCACGGTGCGGTCGGCGTAGCGGACGCTCAGCACGCCGGCTGCGATCGCGGCCTCCAGCTGCTCGACTTGCTTGTTGGTGAATGCCATTTCAGCGTCCCAGGTACTTGCTTCGGATGACGCGGCGCGTGCGCGTGCGCGGCACTGGCGCCGGCGCAACGTCGTCTGCCCTCACATCAGGGTTGTCGTCCCACGGCGCGGCCCATGCCGGCGGCGCGGTCCAGTTGATGGCCGGAACCTTCAGCCACAGCGCCATGCCCTCGGCATAGCCGCACAGGTCGAACGCCTCATTGCGCCGTTTCGCCAGGTTCTCCCAGCCCTTGGCCGTTCTCGACTCGGCCGTCAGCTCGGCGTAGAACGCTTCCGGTAGCCAGTCAGGGAAGTGGTAGTAGCCCGGGCCGGGCTCGGCCCGCTTCACGTTGGCGTCTACGGTGTCCTTCAGGCGGTCGACGTTGAGCAGCAGCTGCGGCACATCGCCCTTCGAGCCAGATTTGCGGTCCCGGCGCTTGCTGCTGTCGGGGAAGGTCTCGCGGAACAACCCGCCCTCGCGGCGGGCGTCGCCCTTGATCAGCCTGACCCTGGTGTGCAGCTTCCGAGCCTTGAGCGAACGCCAGAACTCCAGTGCGCGCACCGAGGTGCCCGACTTGCCGCCCCAGTCGATGCCCACGGCATGGACCGGCATGCTGCGGCCGGTGGCGTCGTCCAGCGGGTAGCGACGGCAGATCACCTTCTCGACCAAGCGTTCCCAGTCTTCCAGGTACTTCGGCGGATCCAGCGGCAGGAAGCCGCCCGAGCCATCCTCGCGCTTGGACGTGCGCAGAGTGAAGGAGTCCACCACCCAGCGCTCCAGCTGCTCGGATTCGCCGATGCCGAAGCCCAGCACCAGCACGACAAAGCGGTTGGCCTGGACGTCGACCTCACCCAGCAGGAAGCGCACGCCAGCGGGAACAGCACCAGCCGGCCAGACCTCTGCGCGCTCTTGCATCTCGTTCGGATCGCTGGCCGACCGCGCCGCCATCGGCACGTAGTTGATGGCTCCGTCCACGTTGTGTGTGGTCTTCAGGGGCCGCTCTTCACCGGTGGTGGCGAAGGTGCGCAGCGCCTGCAGGTAGCGCTCGATCAGCGACTCCCATGACTGGTAGGAGGCGGCGACACCGCCGAGCCAGTAGCTGGCAATGCGCGCCTCCGGCCGGTCACCGGTGACCGTACCGTCGGCGTGCACAACCTGGCCCTCCGCAGCCCAGACGCCGCTGCGGTTCATCCCATCCTTCCACCGGTGCTGCAACCCCACACCGCAGTGGGGGCAGTGCAGCAGCGAGTAGTGCCGCGCCATCTTCTGCACGTCGTCCAGCACGACCCGCTCGAGCAGTTCCTCCATCGGCGGGAGCGCAAAACCGTCATAGCCAGGCGCCGCCTGAAACCGCTCGCCGCACTCCGGACAGGGCCAGTACCAGCGGCGCCGGTCGCCGCGTGCATACAGCGCGGCGATGCCGGCGGCCGGTGGGCCTTGGTGCGGGTGCAGTGGCTTCCAGGCGCCGTCGGCGTAGTCCGTTGCCGGGCTCGATTCGGCCACCACCATGCCGGCGGACATGTACGTCTGGGTGCGCTTCAGCCCCAGGCCGAAGCACTCATCGATCGTCAGGTCGCCGGTGTAGTTGTCCACGTCCGTCATCAGGACGTCGTGGATGTCCTTGCCCGAGAGCACCGACACCGACGGCCAGCCCATGCGCAGCGACATTCCCGACCGGAAGAACTTCAGCAGGATGTTGTCGTCGTGGGCACGCGGGCTCAGCCGGCAGCGTAGCTCCGGGCTGGCGGCGATGCTGCGGGCGATACGGGTCTTGCTGTAGTCCTCGGCAGCATCCTTGGACATCTGCACAACCATGGCATCGGCCGGGTTGCAGGTAATCAGGTAGGCCAGTCGCGCATCGATCAGCGAGATGGTTTTGCCCGACCGCGCCGGGCCTACGAACACCACGGCCTCGTAATGGCGGCTGCCGGTCGTATCCAGCGGCTCGACCATGTAGGGCGTCGTGTCCGGATCCCAGGAGCCGGCGGCGCCGGCGGCGTTGGCCACCTGCAGCACCCGTGCACCCTCGCTCACCCTGATGCGGCGCGGTGGCCGGATCATCTCGGCAACGCCTTGGCGCACGCTACGCGCTGTCGCGTACGTCGTCATCAGTGATGCCCTCATACATTGATTGCCGGACGCGATCGCACTCGTCCTGGACCTTGACCACCTGCTCTGGCGTGAGCCCTGCCTTGCGCTCGAGCACGTCAGGCAGCGTGTCGAAGAACTGCACGACCTTCTTCACCAGCTCGGCGTAGTCGGCCTCAACCTCTGCGGCCGGCACCAGCTGCCCGATGGTCGACTCGACCTTCAGCCGCTCGTTCTCCGACTGGTAGTAGGCGCGGCGCTCCATCGGCGGCAGGTCGCGTGGATCGACCACGCCTTCCGCGCCGAACGCTGCGGCACCCGGATTCACCAGCGCTGGGGCTGCGTCGGCCAAGCGATAGACGTCATGTCCAGCGCGCTTGGTCAGCGGCGGGACGCCGGCCTCCTTCAGGCGCTTGCTGGCCGTTCGGCGGTCCATCCCGAACTCATCCGCCAGCCTGGCCACGGACCAGCCTTTGGTGAACTCGTGGATGTCAGCCATGTCCTACCCGATGCACAGCCTATTCAGGCATGAAAATGCGGTTTCTCCCGGCAAAAACCGCCAAAAGTGTGGCCTGTGGTGGAGCACCCTAGAGGCCGAAATACTGTCTTTTACCGGGGTCCGAATTCCCCCCGGTGGGCTGTGGATATCTCAGGGGCCCCGGCGAGTTATCCACAACTTGCGCACAACTCCGTGAAGGCCGCCAAACTAGTTCCACGTTACGTTCCACGGGAGATGGGCGAGTACAACCTCCGCCTGATCAACTCCCAGAATCCGGCACAGGCTTGCCTTGCACTTGGTTGACGGCATCGAGCTGCGCCTCGTACTGAAGGAGGCATCGTTTCCTTCCGTTGCTCACATCGAACACCTCCGATGGCTTCCCATCGCGCACCCAGCGACAGCGCTTGGTCAGCGCGGCATCGATTGGAACGTAGGTGGCCACCGGCACTTTGATCACGGCCGGCGCTGGCACGTTCTGCTTGACGGGTGCGGCTTGGCAGCCGGCCAGCAGCATGGCGAAGGCAATCACGATGGCGCGCATATCAATACCCCTTCAGTGCCGGGCAGGCGGAATCGAGCAGCTCCAGTGCTGCCTTGCAGGTGTCGGGCCGCTGTTCATAGCGACCGCGCCAGATGGAAACCTGCTTCTCGGAAACCTCGATCTTTCCGGCCAGGTCCTGCAGCGCCGCAGCGCTCTCCGCCTTGAGCGCTTCCAGCTTCTGGGCTTCCGTCCGCAGTGCGGCGGCGACCTCGGCCAGACGCTGATCGCGGCTGTCCACGTCGGCCTGCAACCGAACAGTGTCGGCCTGCCAGTCGGCCCGGACCTTGATGACCTGAGCGCTCAGGTCGCGGATTTTCTGTTCCTTCTCCCAGGCGGTCAGCCCGGACACCATGCAACCGAAGGCCAGCACAGCGCACACCAGCTTGACCTTGCTGCCGGGCTTGCTCAGCCACTGCAGCGCATCGGCAGCGGCGCCTACGATCAGCGTCCACAGCGCGCGAAAGAATCGAAACAGTACGCTCATGGCTTATCGCCTCCGATAGCGCCGGTGGCTCGCTCCACCATGCGCACGTAGCCGGGCAGCAGCCGGCGGATCAACACACCCGAAATGCCGGCCATCGGCAGCTGCGGCGCGCCGGCAAGCTGCGGCCAAATCCAAGCGGCGATGGCCACTACCCAGGCTGCAAGAACTGCGTACGCGGCGACAGCCACGGCCAGTGCAGCCCAGCGAGCTGCGGTTTGTAGCAGCCGATGTCGGCGGAGCCTATTGGCGTCGGCCGCTACGCGCCCTGCGTCCTTGTCCGGGAGGATCAGAACGCCAATCAGCGCGCCGGCCAGCGCGAGCAGCAACACAGATTGCGGAACGCCGAGGATGATTCTCTCGGCCTCGCGCAGTGCATCAGCTGTTGCCGGAGCCACCACGGCGGCAGTGAACGTGGCAACGACAGTCTTGAAGGTGCTCACAGGCTCGGTCATCGGGACACCAACTTCGCGTACATCGACTTGGCCAGCTTCAGCTTTGCCCTTCGGTCCTCCAGACCATTCGGCAATGCCTTGCTGTCCGGGTTGCCCAGGTTCACCGCCCGGCTCACTGCCAGGATGTCATCCCGGTCGGCGACGGAGTTGAGGCCGTCCCGGTGCCAGAAATAGCCAGCGGCCAGTGCCGCGTCTGGCAAGCTGGCCAGTAGATCCGGGTTACGGACAGCCCTGTCGTCCCCGTAGATGGCCTGGCTGTACCGTTGATAGTTGTGACGCCCGGTCAGCTGAATCGCGCCTCGACCGCGAAAGCGAAATCCATCCCCGCTCTGGGTGTTGCCCAAGTCCTTTCGGCCTTCGTAGCGCGACTGAGCCGGTGTCGGCCCCCACAGTTCCCTCAGCCATCGGCCGGTGCCGCTCTCATGCGCAACCTGGGCGAGGAAATGACAAACGCGCAGCTCGGTGTTGATGCCGAAGCGGATGCAGGCCTGCTCCAGCGCAAGGGCCAGTTCATGGGAAAACCCCATGCCGGCGGCGACAGTTTCGATGCTCACCATGGGTTCCTCTGCACGGCGGTAGCAGCGGCCCGACTCGAACGGGCGGCCTCCGGGTTATGAGTCCGGCGAGATGCCACTTCTCTACGCTGCTGATAGGTGCCCGCCCCACTGCCGGCTAAGCACGAGGGTTGATCCGGTCGGGGGATGCGGGCATTGAATGGTGGGTGGGCCGGATCTTTTGACCGGCGGGTCGACCGTTTACGGCCTTGATCCCTTTGAACAGCGGGAGGCTTCCAGGAATACAGACCAGCTTTCGCATGCGCGCAGCGCGCGCCTTCCACCCATAGCGGTATCGGCTCCCGAGGTGCGTCCCTCACCGAATGCTCGGCCCAGTGAAGCCGACACCGCTATGAATGGAGCGGGCCATGGGAATCGAATCCATGTACTCAGCTTGGAAGGCTGATGCCTAAACCACTCGGCCAGGCCCGCGAACTGTTCCAGAAACGACGAGCCGCAGGTCACTGGACCTCCCGAGTCCAGGCCTGCGGCCGTTGAGTGCGGGTTAATTGGAACCTCGCCCACGGTACTGATTGGACAATAACTCTGGTTCCCAATGCAACTGCGGTAATGTTCCTTACCGCAGTCGTGCGAATGCGGTAAGGTTCGCGGCGACTGCGGTAATATTCCTTAATATTCTGGACGCGTTGATGACCAACCCGACTACCGTTGTTGTCACGGCAGATGCCTCCAATCACATCGCAGTCGTAGGTCAGGCAGTCAGTTCAGTAGAGCGCTCCCTGGATGGCCTGACTGTGACCATCGTGATGAATTCAGGAGATCGTTACACGTTCAGGTTTAGAACTGTCGAAGAGAGCGAGGCCTTCTACAAACAGCTGATTGAGTTCCTGTGCAATGTCTCTACGGTCCAAGACGTGTTGAGTATTTCTGTAGAGGCCTATCCGGATTCAGGCGTGGATCATGCGGAAGAGGATGGGGCAGATGCATCTGCTGAGCAGAGTGGGCAAACGCCTTCTCGGATTCTTCTCTGAGAGCGTGAAGGCTTACAGAGGCCGGGAAGCCTCACGCGTACCCACGTGGGAAGTTCAGACATTGAACACCCTGCCGCTGAACTCCTTTCTCCCGTCCTCCAGCGCCTGCCTCAGCGTCGCGGCAGCGATCCCGTACACGCGCAGGTAGTCCCCCTTCCGCATCTTTGCCGCCTTGGCAGCATCCTGTGCGGCGATCTTCCCTTCGGGCCACACCAGGTCGTTCACCGCGTCCTGCAGCACCAGCCTCATGCGCCAACGGTCGGCCGGGTCATCCATGCGCAGCGCGGGCTTTCCGCCGCTGCGGCGCTGCCACTGGATCTGGCGCATCACCCGCCTGGCCAGGGAACGCCCAAGCGACGACAGAGACACACCCTGCCCCCGCAGCGCGACCGCCATAATTGCCTGCTTGGCCACGGAGTCGCGCATCATGCCGACGGCACCGGCAATGTCGGCGGCAGTCAGCGGCGTCATGGTTGACCTGCCATCCGACGGCTCGCGAAAGCTCCCGCCGACCAGCATGCGGGCGATCAGCTCGAGCGGATCTCGCTCCAGGGTCGGCTCTGGAACCGGCACTCGGCCATGCACCACCCTGACCGCCGCCGGCGCCGGTATGTAGGCGGGTCGGTTCGCCCAGGCCCTGCATGCGCGCTCGTCTGCATCTGCCCCAACATGTAGCTCTCCGCGCGCAGTGCAGCGCGCACACACCACCTGCGCGGTTCGGCGGCTACCGGCACTGCCCCGCGCGCGCATGCACACGTCGTCGCTGCCGCAGTTGCCACACGGCGTCAGGTCCACCGCGGGCGTGGCCACCGCCGACATCAGGCCACCTCGCAGTTGCTGACCCAGCGGGACCGACCGTCCTGCCAGACCTCCCACAGGCTGCCATCGACCTGGCACCTGATGGGACCCTCCTTTCCTTCGAGGTAGAGGTAGTGGGTTGCCTCGTCCAGGCTGAGGAACTTGGGAATCATCGAGAGGTCTCCATAGTTGAAACGTTGGTTGGTTCCAGGGCTGCGCCCTGTTGTTGAAGGAACTGCTGGGCCAGCGCGCGCAGCTGGTTCTCGCCTACGTCCAGACGCTCCACCAGGTGCTCCCCCGGGCTGCGAACACCCTCAATCTGCTCGCGTTTCACCCCGAGCACGTCCGATACGATCGGGTCGCTGCCACTGTCGGAGAGCAGGAAATACGCCATGACCGGCTCTGTTTGGCCGTCACGGTGGACGCGGCCAATGCACTGCTCGTGGACGCCGGGCGACCAGTCCAGTTCGCCGAACACCACGGTGCTGCACACGTGCTGCAGTCCATCGATGCCCGCACCAGATCGGAGGCTGATCAGCATCACCTGGCTACCTCCGTCAATGAATGCTTCCTTCGCCGCCTGCTTCTGGCTCGGCGACTCGCTGCCGGTGTACATGACGGGGTTGTAGGCAGCCAGCTTCTCCTGCCAGATGCTGTACACCTCGCGATGCCATCCAAACAGCAGCACCTTCTGACCGCTTTCCAGCAGCAGCCTGACGAACTCGGCCACGTATGGGGCCTTGGCCACGCCGGTTGCCTGCCGCAGCAACCGGTCGAACTCGCCGGCGGCCTGCATCTTCTCGCCGCGGTACTGTTCGTTGGCACGCAGGATGATCCGCGCCAGCGCAGCAGCGTCACCGGTGATGGCGTCCAGCGCCTTGGCGTCGGCTTCCACCTCGTGCGGGATCTTCGACAGCGCCGGCAGCTCGCGCCCCACTTCTTTGCGCGTACGGCGCAGCATGATCCCCTGGCGCCGCAGATACTGACCGAACTGCTCTGCGTCCTTCAGCTTGGCCTTCTCCCCGGGAGCGGAGACGCACCATTCCCGCAGGAACTCTTCATATGTACCCAAGCAGCCTGGCAGAAGCGGGTCCACGACATGGAAGAACTCGCAACCGTAGTTGTAGATCGGCGTGGCGGTCAGTCCCATGCGAAGCGTCGCTCGGCTGGCCAGGTGGCAACAGGCGCTGTGGATGCTGGTGCCCGGGGTACGCAACTGCTGGCATTCCTCGAACACCACGTACTGTGCAATCTCCCCCAGCGCCTCGGCCCATCCACGGAGCTTGTGATAGCTGACAAGGATCACGTCCGGCAACGTGTCCCACAGATCCTTGATCCGCTGCTTCGGCTGACGCACGAGTGGGTACAGAGCACCTTTCCGGACGTGGTGCACGCGCAGTTGCGGGGCGAACTCGGCCAGCTTTTCCGGCCAGTGGTTCGGCAGCCCCGCCGGGTACACCACCACAGCAGGCAGGTTGCCCGGTGCAGCCATCGGGCAGATGGCGGTGACCGTCTTGCCGAGGCCAAGATCGTCGGCCAGCAGCAGGCCGCCACGGATGGACAGCTGCGCACCACCCACGCGCTGGTACTCGCGCGGTGGCTTGGCCAGCGAGAACTCCGGGATCTGCACACGGCCGGCCAGCAGTTCGCCCAGGCTGCGCTCCATATCCACGTGCTCGGCGGCCAGCAGCTGCAACGCGCGCTCGGTGTCGGCATCCATCGACAGTGGGTAGCGCTGCGTGAACCACTGCAGCTCCCGGCTGTTCTCTGGCGTGGCCGACAGGTCAATGTGTTCAGCGGCGTGCTGGCGCACGCGGGGAAACACGCGCTTCATGCGCGCGCGCACCTGCGGCTCGCAGATCACCCGCCAGGTGCTGCCGGCGGCGCTGTACAGGAGGGTTCCATAGGTTGTCTGCATCACAGTGCCTGCCTCTTCAGGCGGATGATGTTGAAGGGCTTGCCCTGCCAGGCCGGCCGGGCAACGAGCGGGCGTTCGCCCCAGCGCTCGGTGGTAACCAGCAGCACTCCGCGCACCTGCGGCAGGTTGATGTAGCGCCCGACCTGTCGCAGGGCATCGGCGAGCGAGCCGGCCACCTTCACCTCGATCACCAGGCCATCCAGCCAGAAGTCAGCGCGGTTGCTGGCATCGAGCCGGTACTCGCGTAAGTGGGCATGGCCGGCCTGGTCAAGGACGGTCGACAGAGCCTGGTGCAGCTGGACCTCCGAGCCGTAGCGGTACCCGAAGCCAGCCAGCAGCCGGCCAATACCCTTCAGCTGCAGCTGCTCTTCCATAGCTGTGCCCGGCTTCATCGGTGCCACTTCCCGCGACGTGATGATCTGATTGCCCATCACTCAGCTCCTTCCATGCGTGCAACGCGCCGCCTGCTCAGTTCTTCGGCTTCGGCCTTGGAAACCACGATCACCGCCGAACTATCAGCAACCTCCACAAAAGCGGCGAGCATGGGTTCGTACCGATGGCGGCCCTCTTCTGAGTAATAGCCTCGCCCCGTGACCTCATCCCACAGCTTCCGCATGTCGCGCAGCGCTCTCTGTTGCTGCTCAAATGTCTTGACCCCGAAACCGTGATCGAGACACATCGCCATGCTGATCAGCAGCGCAGGGTCAGGATCATTGGGCGGCGTGAGGGCGGCGATGATGGCGTTGAGCGCACTGGCAGTGGTGACCACTACCGCCTGACCGCGCTCGAATTGCTCGGGCCCCTCGGCGTTGAACTGCGCAGCCAGCAGCTCCCGCGCTCGCTTCTCGATGGCGCCCATCAGTGCCTTCCCTTGATTTCAGGAACCGGCTCAAACTGCTCATAGGTTCCCTTGAACCGGCCCAGGTGATCGCTGATTACCTCCATCCCGATCCCACCCATGCACGGAACATCAAGAACGGAAACGCGTGCGATCTCGCCCGCAAACAGGAGCACGTCCGGGTCTTCCTTCACCATGACCAACTGACCCACGTGGAAAACGGTGTCCATCAGGTCACCTCAGCCGCCAGTTGCAGCCCGGTCGCCGCGTCGGCCTGCGCCCAGGTCATCCGGTCCCGGTCGATGCTCTCGGCCAGCCGCGACAGCCCCTTCGCGGTCACCAGCACCTGCTCGTGTACGCGCTCCCGCTCTCCGTCGGTGCGCTGGATGCACGCCTTGTGCGCCAGCACGCCCTGCTGCAGCCGGTTCTGGTACGCCAGCCAGTTCTTGCTGCCCGCGCGGCGGTAGATCCAGCCATGCTCGGACATCCAGGCGAACAGCTGGCGCGGCTGGACCTGCAGCATCTTGGCGGCGGTGCTGATGTTGAAGGCACCGTCAGCCTGGGTCAGCCGCAGCAACGCGCGGACCTGCGGTTCCTGGTACTGCACCCGCGCCTCGAGGATCTCGGCCTTCTCGCTGTAGGACAGCAGCAGCGCGCGCAGCGTCGCTGGATCGGTCAGCGCCTGCATCGGGTCAGGCGCCGGCACCCCGGCCGCCAGCGCGTCGTAGGCGCGGATCACCTGCAGGCTGAAGCTGGGACTGATCCACATGGCGTAGGCATAGACCAGCTCGCGCACCACGTAGCTGCCGCCGTAGCGGCCGGCCACCGAGTGCACGGGGTAAACCCGGGATTCCCCGGAGTTGACCAGTTCGGCTACCAGTTCCTCGGTCTGCTTCAGGCGCTGCCAGTCGCTGGGCTGGTGCCGCTTGGCGCCGCCGGCGGCCTGGTGCAGATCATTAAGGCAGAACCTGCCCACGTCGTCGCGGCGCACGCTGGCGCCGCCAATCATCATCGCGTTCAAGAGAACACCTCCGTTTTCCAGCCGCCGCCGGGGGCGCGCTGGACTGCCAGGAATCGGAACGGGTACATCTCGGCGGCCACCTTCACCTTCACGCGGGCGTCTTCCTCCCAGAAGCCCTTCACCTCATGGGCTTCCAAGTCGCCGGCGGCTGTCATCACAAAGAAGTCGATGGTGAGGTGGGTCTTCTCGGCCAACTTCAGCTTCACGGACTCGAACCGGAACCATGCGATCTCGCCAGCGGCCATCTGCAGCGCCAGGTGCGCGGCGTAGGCCTCTTCTGTCTTGTTCATCTCACCGGGCACATGCCGGGGCCGGCCGCGCGCAACCTTGCCGGCGGCGTTGCCGCTGCCGGTGGACTGTGCCGCTGCCGGCGGGCGGTA